GACCACTCCACCGCCGCGTGCTGGCACGACGCGACCGTCGGCTGGGAGCTGCTGCGCCCCGGCGGGCACCTCGCCTGCCACGACTACCAGGAGGCGTCCTGCCCCGGTGTCACCGAGGCGCTCGACGGCATCTGGCCCGGCGGGCCCGACGGGCTCGTCGGCAGCCTGTGGATCAAACAGAAGGAGGCGACAGATGAAGCGGTATGAGATCACCGGCCGGCCCGCGGTCCCGTTCGACATCCTGCTCGACAATCCAGTCGGGACCGTCGTGGAAGCCAGGCTCGACGAGGACGAGGAGCGGATGCTGATCGACATCGGCGCGATCCGCGTCCTCGGCGACGTCAAGCCGAAGGCGGCGGCCACGAAGGCGGCGACGAAGAAATGACCGAGCAGTTGTGCCCGCAGTGCGGCGGGCGGAAGGTGATCGCTGTCGGCTCGCACGACACCAAATGCCTCACCTGCGACGGCAAGGGCACGATCCAGGTCGAGGAGCCTAAGCGTGGCGCTGCAAAGCCGGCTGCCTGAGATCATCGCCGCCCTCGACCCGGCCGTGCACGCCGCCACCATCGCCGGCGGCGAGATGGTCGCCGAGGACGCCAAGCGGCGCGTGCCCGTCGTCACCGGCGACCTCCGCGACGCCATCCACGTCGAGACGACACCCGAAGGCGCCGCCGTCATCGCCGGCGACAACAAGGTCTTCTGGGGCAACTTCGTCGAGCACGGCACCGCCACCGGTGCCGCCCCGCACCCGTTCCTCATCCCCGCGCTCGAGGACAACCGCCAGTCAATCGAGCAGGTCGTCGCCGACGCGATCCGCCGGGAGTCCGAGTGAGCACCGCCACCCGCCGCGCGCTGTACGGCGCGATGACCAGCGACGGCACCCTCCGAAACCTCCTCGCCGCGCCCGCCCCCGGATACAGCAACGGCATTTACTACCAGTCCGCGCCCGACACCGCCGCGTTCCCGCTCGTCATCTTCAACAAGCAGGCCGGGAATCCCACTGAGGCGATGCACGACCCGACCGCCCTCGACAGCGAGATCTGGCTGATCAAAGCGATCTGCCACCAGGGCGACGACCAGCCGGCCGGGGTCACCGCCACGTCCGCCGCGGACGACGCCGAAGCTATCGCCGAACGTCTCCGCGTCCTGCTGAACGACGCGACGCTGTCGCTCGCGGGCGGCGCCACCCACCTTTACCTCAGACGCCAATCCGACATCGACTATCAGGAGCTCGCGACCGGCGAAACGTACGTGCATTGCGGATCGCTGTTCCGGCTCGTGCTCGACCCCTAAGCCACCCGCGTCCACGGGCGCCGCCGTCGGCGGTCAGCCCACCAAATTCACTCCCCGCACCGTGAACCCCACGGCGGGAAAAGGAGCTAATTTTGGCTAAGTTCGTTATGAAGGACGCCTACCTGTTGATTGGTGGCACGGCGTTCTCAGATCACGTCAGCTCGATCATCATGGAGGACAAAGCCGTTGAAGTTGACTTCACGTCGTTCTCGCCGAACAGCTACGTGCAGATCGGCCAGGGGTTGAAGGACGCGACGATCACCTGCACGTTCTTCTCCGACTTCGCGGCGTCGAGCGTGCACGCCACCCTCCAGCCGCTGTACCAGAACGGGTCGACGTTCAGCGTCGAGGTTCGCCCGACGTCCGGGGCGCGGTCGGCGACGAACCCGGCGGCGCTGATGACCGCAAGCATGTACACGTACTCGGGCATCTCCGGGAAGGTTGGGGACGCCGCCACGTTCGACGTGCCGTTCAGGAACGCCGGCACGCAGGGACTCACCTGGGCCACCGTATAGCGGGCAGGCCCCATCAAATGACGGTCAGCCCCGTAGGGGTGCCGTCAAGGAGACGAATATGACACTCACGAAAGGCGCCCTGCTCGGGGCGTCCGATCTCGTCACGCGCGAGGTGCGCGTCCTCGGGGACACCGTCACCGTCCGGTCGCTCCCCGCCGCCTATTCCAACCAGGCGCTGTCGGAGGCGCTCGAGACGCACACCGGCCGCCGCGGCGAACAAACCCACCGTGTCAACACCCAGAAGCTCGAGGAGCTCCAGGTGCTGCACGGGCTGGTGGATCCGAAGTTCGACACGCTCGAGGAGGTTCGCGCCCTGTCTTTGACGTTGGGGCCGGCGTGGCAGGCGATCGTGAAGGCGATCCAGGAAGTGAGCGGGCTGCAGGAGGAGGATGTCAAGAAGACCGAGGCGATCTTTCCGGTCGGCGGGACGGGCCAGGGAGGGGCTGACGTGGGAGTTGCAGCTGGCTCCGGGAATGGTGGACCCGCTGTTCCTGTGCGAGCTGGCGCTGGAGATGCACATGCCGGTGGGGGAGATGTGTGATCGGATGAGCGCCCGCGAGCTGTATGTCGTGTGGCCCGCCTATTTCCGCTGGCGGGAGGCGGAGCGGGAGCGGCAGGAGCTGGCCCGGTAGATGGCGACCCCGGCCGCGATCCTGTCGATTCTGGTTGAGGCGAACAGCAGCCAGGCGGCGGCCGCGCTCGCCGGCTACCAGAAACAGCTCGAGAAGGCCAACCTGTCCGTCTCACAGGTCGAAACGTCGACAGGCAAAGCGAACCGCGGTCTCAACGTGCTGGGCGACACCGCCAAGAAACACACGTCGACGTTCAAGGAGATGGCGAAGGGGCTGCTCGAGGTCACCGCCGCGTTCGAGGCGTTCCACATCGCCAAGGAAGCCGTCACCGACACCGTCGAGCTCGGGCACGCCACCGAACGCCTCACCGCGATCACCGGCCTGGACACCAAGACGGCGTCGACGTGGATCGAGACGATGAAGATCCGCGGCGTCCAGGCCCGCGCGGTCAACATGGGGTTCATCACCCTGTCCCGCAACATCCGCAACGCCGAGGGCGGCTCCAAGACCGCCAAGAAAGCGTTCGATCAGCTCGGGATCAGCCAGAAGCAGTTGAAGAACGACACGGTGCAGAAGGCGGTGCTGGACGTCGCGGACGGGCTGCAGAAGGTCCAGAGCCCGGCGAACCGGGCGGCGCTCGCGCAGCAGCTGTTCGGCCGGTCCGCGCAGGCGCTGATCCCGGTCCTCGGGAAGGGGTCCGAGGGCGTCAAGGAGCTGCTCGCGAACACCCAGAGATACGGGGCGTTCCTTCCGAACCACTCCGCGTCGGTCGAGAAGGCCGCCGAGGCGCAACGGTCGATGGAGCTCGCGACAGAGGGACTCAGGTTGACGATCGGCACGAAGCTGCTCCCGTTGCTGGTCCCGCTCATCCAGCACTTCCTGGACTTCATCGTGCAGATGCGCTCCGGCGTCGGCGTCGGCGGCCAGGTCGCCCGCGCGATCGGCAATGTGTTCCGCGCCGTCAAGGACGGCATCCAGTGGCTGATCCAGTTCTCCGGCGGCATGAAGAACTTCATCACCGTCGTCGAGGTGCTCGCCGGCGCGTTCGTCGCGCTGAAGGTCGCGATCACCGCAGCCACGATCGCGTCAGAAATCAGTCCCTGGATGATCGTCGTCACCGCAATCGCGGCGGCGGCGATTCTTATTGTCAAGAACTGGTCGACCGTCGGGCCGTTCCTCGCGAACCTGTGGAAGTCGATCAGTCAGGCCGCGCAGCCCGTCGTGCAATGGCTGGTGGACGCGTGGCCGGCCATCAAGAAGTCCGCGGGCGACGCGTTCAACGCGATCAAGGACGCGGCGGTCTCGGCGTGGCCGACCATCAAACAGGTCGTCGTCACCGCGTTCGAGGCGATCAAGGACGCCATCGGCGCGGTCGTCGCCGCATTCCCCACCATCAAACAGGTCGCCGTCGACGTGTTCAACGCGGTCGCGCCGATCGTCGTTGCGTTCGTCGAGGGCGTCAAGTCGATCATCCCGGCGGTGCTCGCGGCGATCGACACGATCAGGGGGATCATCCAGACCGTCCTCGGGTTCAAGGTCGTTCAGGACATCATCAGCGGCGTGATGAGCGCGGTCGGGACGATCGTCACGACCGGCTGGAAGATCGTTACGGACGCGTTCAACGCGGCCTGGGCGATCATCAAGGCGGTCATGAAAGCGATCGCCGACATCGTGACCGGCGCGTTTCAGGTCATCAAGGGCGTGCTGGAGGTCTTCACCGGCATCTTCACCCTCGACTTCTCGAAGATGTGGAAGGGCATCGAGGACATCTTCGGCGGCGCCGTCAAGATCATCGTGGGATATGTCAGGGGCGTCTGGGGGGAGCTGCAGGCCGCCGGCAAGTTCATCATGGACGGCCTGCTGGACGGGATAAAGGGCGCGTGGCAGCTGATCAAAACTTACATCGGTACCGCCATCCAGGTCATCGTTGACGAGATCACCGGCGCCTGGAGCCTGTTGTACAACGCCGGCAAGTTTATCCTCGGCGGCGTCGAAGCGGGGTTCAAGGCGGCCGCAAGCGCCGTCCTTGACGTGATCGTCGGGTTCATCAACGCGATCATCAAAGTGATCAACGTCATTCCCGGGGTGAACATCGGCAAGGTGTCTAACCCGCTCGCCACCAGCGCGCCCGCGGGCAGCCAGGCCGTCTCGAACCTTCAGCACGCCGGGTTTGCGTCCGGTGGAATGGTGACCGCCCCCGGCTACTTCGCCGGTGAGGAAGCGCCCCGGCACCCCGAGTTCATCCTTGCGACCAACCCCGCGTACCGCGCGAGGAACCTTGGGTTGTTCGCGCAGGCCGGGCACGCGCTCGGCGTTCCCGGGTTCGCGAGCGGCGGGATTCTCGGCACGCTCGGCCGGGTCGCCACAGGCGGACTGTCGGACATCGCCGGGCTGCTCGGCAATATCGCCAGTTCGATCCTTCCGCACCTCCCGAAGGCGCCGCACCTGCCCGCCTGGATCTCCGGTCTCCCCGGCTTCCTGCTGAGCAAGGTGGGCGGCTGGATCAGGGACAAAGTCGGCGGCCTGTTCGGCGGTGGCGGCGGCGGCGGCGCGCTCCCGCACGGCGGGTCTGGCACCAGCGGCCAGAATCAGGCGCTCGGGCGGCGGATGATGCTCGCCGCCGGCTGGGGCCCGGACCAGTGGCCCGCGCTGCAGGCGCTGTGGAACCAGGAGTCCGGCTGGAGCGCGAACGCGGTCAACAGCAGCTCGGGCGCGTACGGCATCCCGCAGTCATTGGGGCACGGCCACCCTTACAACCTCGGGGACGCGCCCGCGCAGATCGCCTGGGGCCTGAACTACATTCGCGGCCGGTACGGCTCGCCGGCGGCCGCGGAGGCGCACGAGCGGGCGTTCAACTGGTACCGCAAGGGCGGAATCCGCGGATTCGCCCGCGGCGGAATCGCGAGCGCCGGGGCCGCGATCGCTGGCCTCGGCCGACTCGGCCCCGCAGGCCGCGGTGGTGGCGCAGCAGCAGGCGCGGGCGGCGGTGGTGGCGGCCTTCCGACCATCGCAGGGGTCACCGGCGAGCCCGGCCTCCCGGGCGTTCCCGGCGGCCTGTCGATCGGGAAGCTCACCGGGACGATCGCGAACCTCCGCTCCAGCGTCAGCGGCCTCGAGCACCAGTTCTCGATCATCGACGGCTTCTACAACCTCGAAAACCTCGTGTTCGTCGACCCGAACACCGGGGCGCTCAACACCGACGCGATCAACAAACGGCTCGGCGAGCTCGACGGGCTCATCCGCATCCGCCAGCAGATCTTTCAGACATGGGGGCAGATCGTCGCGTACACACAAGAGCTCGTCGCCGCGTACCAGGCGCAGATCGCTCACTGGCAAACCGCCGTCAAGGTGTACATGAAGGTCATCGCCGCGTACAAGAAGGCGCTCGCGGCGATCAGCACCAAGGGACTCAAAGGCAACGCCCTCAAAAGCGCGCAGGACCATCAGAAACTGTACCGGCAGGAGATCACCGACTTCCAGGGGCGGCTGACCGCCGCGCAAGGGAACGTCACGAAATTCCAAGGGCTGCTGACCAGCGCGCAGGGCGACCTGACGTCCGGCGGTGACGACCGCGACTCCTCATTCATCTCCCTTCTGCAGATGCAAGCCGAACGGACAAGCATCGCCGGTACGCAGGCGCAGCCACAAACGCCAGGCGGTGGCGGCGCGGGCGGGAGCGACGGCGCGGGCGGGACGACAACCGGCGCTGCTACCACTGACATCACC